CAAGCACAAATCATACCGCAACAGGTGGCAGACGACAGCCCATACAACGTACAACATAAATTTTTACGAACTACCTTTCTCCCAACCATGTCTTCACATGGTAAAGTTTTCTTTACAGAACTTGTCCACCTACCTGGTGTATTCCCGCTTCTGGGCACCAAAATAGGTGTTATTTCTGTGATTCATTTATCGCCGTGCAATGTACTCCAACCTGGTCGTGCCTATTTCCCTCCCAAACTCCTCTATGCAGTGCAAAGCTTGGTACCTGTTTGCTAGCATGATTCTCAACACGGTGACGAAACCCAACAAGGATGCAGCAGTCTGCGATCTCTCCAACTTGCCTATCAGAGCATCAACTGCCGCTTCCGGTCTCATTGCCGAAATCGCTTGCAAGCCCATGGCAGAGACCTCTTCCTGGCTTAAGAGGCGTTCAGCGAAGATGGAGGTTGTGTCATCAAAGGTCAATTGAAGAACAGATCTTACGTACGGGTTCCTAGTTTCCTTTGTTAACCATTCTCTCATCACGTTCGCGAACCTCTGCAGGTTCAAGGTTCTGACCTCGGCTCGGATAGCTTTCGGTGCTCTAAGAAAGGTGTCAGGTTTCATCTCTCGCATCTTGGAGTTCAGGAGGGCATTCACTAACGGCGCGTTTCTCGGATAATATGTACAGAATGCTTTCAGGTTACCTATCCCTGCCGTAATCGGGTTAAATGCCTCGTTGGTTGCCAGCTGTATTAATGACTTGACGCCTAGCCCTCCGTATGCGATCGGTGTCAAACACATCAGCGTGTGCCTGTCATTGAGCTCGACCTTGTACCTGCCCCAGCGTTTGAGCGTGCGAAAGACTTCGAAAATGTACATGGAGTAGGCCATGATGTATGAAGAGCCTGCCTTGAGTGCCCCTTGAATTTGCCCGCCTATTGCATCCAAATCATCTGCGATCGTCTTTGCTGGCACATCAATGTCTTTGCCAACTCTAAGGAACGCCTTCAAACCTGGTGTGACTTTGAAGCCATTGTAATAGACCTCGTTCAGGTACTGGAACAGACTTTCAGAAATGAACGTTTTGTCCCACGAGATCCGGAGACCGACCATGTTATAGACCTGTTCTATGCACCGAATGGTTCTCAGGATTTCAGCATCTGTCGCGTCATAGTCAAATTCCAAAGACATCCCTCCATCGTCAATCAAAGCCAGTAAATGAGCACCACGTTTGAGCATGCCCAGTCTCCTGCACGTGCTTATGGCATATCCCATGACTTCAATGTGCATCGCTGTATTTGTCTTGGCATCGTAACCCTCCAAGTCCTGCCCATGGTTCACATACTCGTGATGCACATTGTGTTTGATAAAAGCCAAGCGCGAGCCTGTATGCACTTTGAGAAGTGGTTCAATGTGGTCCAACCCGAAAGCATGCCCCCAAATGCGATAAGCATCTTTCTTGAGCTGTGGATTCTGCCGGGGCGACCATGCTTCTAGGTCAAAGGAGATGAGAACCTTCCTCACTGCGGTTATGGGCAGGAGCGCGATCTCTCGCATTTGCTTCAACAAGG